ATCAATAATCAACACCCCACTATCGTTGATATAACCTTCTTCAATTAAATACTTTGTGATTCTTTCTCTACAACAATCGTCTTCATGTACATCACATATTTCTGGATGTCGTAATACAACAAATCTATTGGCCCAAATTGTTATATCGTGGTTGTTAATACTAACTTGGTGAAAATTAACGTCTTCCATTAAGTATAAGTATATTTATAGAATGATGAAACGATATAGTTTATTATACGAATCCAGCATATATGATTATCTAGTGTGGGAACCAACTGGAAAGTTAAAGTATATAGCCGATGAATTAGATAAAATTCCAAATGATAATAATGTTTTGTATAGAGGAATGTCAGAAAAAGAGTATAATGTTCTTAAGAAGTATGGTAAGGTTACATCCAAAGGAAAGGGTAACACCAGAAATATTGTAGGAAGTTATTTAGCCAGTGATTTTAAATTGGCAGCAAGATTTGCCTTAGTCAATTATAGAGACAAAGGTGAAGGTATTATAGTAGTGGTGGATAAAAATAAATTGCCGGATTTAAAAAATGTAGATCCAGGCAATTACGTCACTAGTTATATACCGATAGAAGCAGTAAACCAAACTATAGATCTAAAAAAGTTATGAGTAATATTAAATTAACAAAACAACAGGCAGAACAAAAGGTATACGATTTAACCGAAAAACTTCTTTTCGTAAAGAAGGATTTTAAGGATGTAGCTGCAGGCTACAAGGAAAAGATGAAAGAAATTGAAAACGAGATTAAGGCTATTGTAGAAGAAGCTTCTGCTGGTAATTCTTAATATTTCTTTTTTTGTTTCTTAGGAAGAGTCTTTTTCTTTTGTAGTTTAATACTTTCCAAAAATAATTTGACCTTTTCTTTAAATTTTTTTGTCATATAATTAATTATGAAGATTGATATTGACAAATACTAAAAATTTTTGTAATATCACGAAATACTTTCTCAGGCTGATAATCTGAGACTATATCAGTAATATCAAACATTAAAAATCAAAAACTAGCTAGTATAATGCAAACTAAAGACAAGAAGAGTAATGTTGAAACCTCAAATGAACGTTATGTTGTTATGAGGAATGGTGCTAGAGTCTCTGATGAAGAGTACTCAAGTAAGGATGAGGCAACGCCAGAATATGAACATTGGAATCGTGTTATTTCACGATGGCCTGATGGTAGTAAGTTGGAAATTGTAAATCTAACAAGAAGGAACAAGTAATATGGGATTAAGACAAGAAATTAAATCTGCAAACTCCGAATCAGAAATCACAGCTCTTTTAAATAAGGGTAAAGGATTTGAATTTGCAAGTGAAAACACTAAACATGCTTGGAAATCAACTGCTAAATTCAGACTAGCGGAGTTGTCCTCTAAAGAAGTGGTACAAAGTCCAGAGAAGCCGGTTCAGTCAAAGAAGTCAGTTAAGAAAACTAAATGAGTTAAATATTTGTAAAATGTCAAAAGGCACCAATAAAATGGTGCCTTTATTTTTTGTCTGGTTGAGTATTTGAATTGATATATATACTCAGTTATTATGTCTAAAAAATATTGTTCAACGACTCTACCATGTGAGTACAATGAGATGGAGAAGTACATCTTGAAAAATAAGACATCGTTAACATTAAAAGTTGTTGATTCAATTGAGTATGCTTTGAAAAACAAACTTGTTAATGTTGAAGTCTTTAAATTCAAGAATAGCGAATATATCGTTTTACTTAATGAATCATCATTCAAGGAAAACTTAGATTTTATCTTTAACTATTACATTCAAACAGAACAATATGAGTACTGCGAGAATGTAAAGAAAATACAAAAACTACTAGATAAGAAACACAATGAGCAAGAAAAAAGACACAAGCCCAAAGGTTCATCAAAACACAAAGATTAAAGATTCAATTCAAATCAAAAGTGTAAACTTAACCGAAAAACAAAAACAGCTCATAGATGTACTAACAAATAAAAATACAAAGTTGGTTTTCATATCAGGTCCGGCTGGTACTAGCAAAACATATACATCGGTCATGGCAGGTCTTAGTTTAGTTAATGACAAACGTGTGAGTGAGATTGTATATGTTAGAAGTATAGTTGAAAGTAGTGATAGTAAATTAGGATTTTTACCAGGCGAAATGGATGAAAAGATGAGTCCATATATTCAACCACTAGTCGATAAGCTTGAAGAGATGCTTCATAGAGGTGATGTTGAAAAATTACAAAAGGAAGAACGAATTCATGGTTTTCCAGTAAACTTCTTACGTGGGTTGAGTTGGAATGCTACCGTAATTGTTGCGGACGAAGCTCAAAACATGACCAAAAAAGAATTAATAACACTTATAACCCGTGTTGGAGAGTTTAGTAAGTTATATGTGTGTGGAGATCCAGATCAAAGCGATATTAATGGAAAGAGCGGATTTTCTGCGGTTATGAATATATTTGACGATCAAGAAAGCAGAGATAATGGTATTCATATTTTTAAATTTGACGAAGAAGATATTGTTAGAAGTGGATTAGTCAAATATATATTAAAAAAGTTAAAAAAGCTAACTTGATTGATAATTATATATTATGGCAGTAGTAATATCCAATAGAGGTAGATTAATATCAGATTTAACATCAGTAGCTAATCTGAACAATGATGATTTATTTATCATTCAATCTGTAAATGCAAGTACCAATTCCACAAGAAAAGCTACTATCTCACAATTATCACAAAAGGTATTGGGTAGTTTAAGTTCTTATTCTACCACCGTGAAGTTTAGTAGCACCGGTAACGAATTTACAGGTGCATTTTATAATGCAAATGGTAATACATCAAATTTGTATGATGTAACAATACGTAATAGTTTATCTATTGGTACAGGTGTTACTGCTACTATAAGTCCTACAAATCTTACATTCGCTCCTATTAATGGTGCGTTGTTTACAAAAAAGATTACAAATACAATTGGTGGTATTACAGGAAGTGCATCTACTGGATTTACAGGCAGTTTGAAAGGTAAATTGACTGGTCCAGTAACAGGTAATGTTACTGGAAATGTTGTTGGTAATTTAACAGGTAATGTTGCAGGTAATGTTACTGGAAACGTTGCTGGTAATGTTACTGGCAATATTACTGGCAATGTTACTGGTGATATTTATTCACCAACATCCATGTTGGTACTAGACAATGGTACGGGTGTTCCAAAGAGTGCAAGATTTTATGGAACTTCATCATTTGCTACTTGGGCCGAAAATGTTGTTGGCGGTAATACTGGTATTAATGCAACACAGGCAAGATCATATGTTACTACATCCATGAATTCAGGTGGAGGTGTTGCGAATACACTTCCAAAGTTTAGTGGTACTAGTAAGTTGGGTTTATCATCTATAAATGATAATGGTACATCAGTAAGTATTTCTACAGCGTTGACTGTTGCAACCAAAATATCTGCTGGAGGTATTAGTGGTAGTTTTTATGGTGGTTCTGGTGGGTATAAAACACAAGGTACTAAATCAGTAAGTTTCTGGGGTACAGGCAGTCATGCTGTAACTGCTAGTTATGTGATTTCAACGATACCATTGGAAAATACAAGTACCGCTACATTATCCGGCTTTTTAGGTGGAACAAACGAAGGTGGTGTTGGTGCTTATTGTTATGCTATCACACATGGATTTGGTGTAACTCCATCGTGGATAAGATCTACTTTGTATTGTGTCACTGGTGATGCGGGATATGTGACTGGAGATGAAGTTGATTTGAATGCTATAGAACAAGATGAACTAGATGCCAATGTGTTTTCAACATGGACCAATTCGACTTATGCGGCTATATCTGTCGCTGGAAACACTGGTTTTGCAAATAATTTATACATTCCAAATAAAATAGGTGGCACATGGACATTGATCGTCCCGGCTAATTGGAAATATAAAATTAGAGTTTTGAAATAAAATACTATTATATACTTATAACATATGTCAACACCTTGTAATAGTTTAAATGTCCAACTGATTAAAGTAAGTAAGTTAGCTAGCTATAGCGCTTTAAAAGGTCGTGATATTATTTTAACGATTCAATCCGGATCATCTTTATATTCTCGTAAATCTACTATAAATAACATCGCATCATTTGTATTTAATCATCCAAGTGGATCTTATAGTGGATCGTTCAGTGGTAGTTTTAAAGGTAAAGCCAGTGGTAGTTTTAGTGGTAGTTTTTATGGCACCGCAACACGTTCATTGACTTCTTCATATCTACGTCAAACCAATCAAAATACTACAAATGGTGTTGGATATTATGATGGCACCAGATTAACAAGTGCTCCTGGTTTAGTATTTGATAATAACATAGGCGGAGCTAAATCACTAAGTATTTCATCATCTTTACCATTTAACTTTTTAAAAATTGCAAGTCGTGGATTAACTAGTGGTGGTACTAAATATAATCAGGCTGGAATTAGTCTAGCTAATTATAATAGTAGTGAACCATATCCAACTTATGACTCATGGACACTTCTCAGTGCTACGAGTGGAAGTTTAACTTTTATCGCACCAATTGGTTCTAATGCATTTTCTTCATCCACTATAAAGGCACAAAGTACTACCGGTGAATGTTATGGTATGGTACAAAGAAGAAATGGTTTTTATTTTTGGCCATATATGGTTAGCAATACACCAGCTAGAGATGGTGCTATCGGTATAGGCGTTCAACCACCTGAAGAAGCCACAGGATCATTTGATAAATATTTAAGAGCCAAACTACAAATAAATATGTTTAGTGGTAGTGGTGAAGGACCATGGAGTGTGCCTGCAACTGTAGAAAATAGAGCTACAGCTATATTGGTTAACTATGGATCTTCAAGTGCGGTTACAGGCCTTACAAAAACATTCTTTGTATCTGGAAGTGGTAATACCTATATACATGGTAAATTAAACGTTAATAGAGGAGTGACAGGATCATTCTATGGCACTGGATTTAAAACTTTAAATGGTAAATCAGTGAGTTTTTGGGGTACAGGCAGTCATGCTGTAACTGCATCATGTGTTTTAACAGGAGGATTAAATAATGGTCTTGGTGGATTAGGAGCTAGTTTATATTATACAGCAACTAGTGTTCCTGCGGTATCAACATATTACAATAGTGCATATACAGTAACCCATGGTCTTGGTACACCTGCTTTAGTTAGAGCTACATTGATCTGTAATAGTAGTGATGTGGGGTATTCAGTAAACGATGAAATAAGCGTAGAACAATTGCATGACGATACTGGTGGTGCTGACGACGAAAGACCGATTACAACGGTTTGGACTGATAGTACACAGGCAGGAGTAGCATTTGCAGCTTGGTCGAGTGGAATATATCTAAGCGCAAAAACTGGTGGTAGAACTACTTTAGATACTAGCAAATGGAATGTAAAGTTGAGAGTTTGGAAATAAAATATTGACATCTTACTATTTTTGATTATATATATTCTTAGATGGTGATCTTATGGACACTATCTACTATAGTGCTCGAGTGAGGCTATTAGGTTAATAAGTTCAACAGAATTATTAAAAGAAAGGTAAATATATGTCAGTAGTAAAATATAGTCCGTTTGCATTACGTCATGTTGATCGTGATGAGTTTTTAACACCATTTGACCGCGTATTTGATGAAGTATTTGCGGCACATTTCCCAGAACTAAATAAAGAGTTAGGTGTTGGTTTTTTTGAAAAACAAAGTTATCCCCGTGTGGATGTTATTGATTATAATGATCGTGTAGAAATTCTGGCTGAAATTCCTGGTCTATCAAAAGAAGAGGTTTCTGTCGATGTACAAGAAAATGTACTTACTATAAGTGGTCAGAAGATTAAAAAGGTTGATGATAAAGAATCATTAGGAAAGTACATTCGTCGTGAGTTAAAGCATAGTAGTTTCAAACGTAGTTTTACACTTGGTGATCAGATTGATAGAAGAAGTCCATCGGCAAAATTTGAGAATGGGTTGTTAAAGGTTACTTTATTAAAGATTAAACCTACAATTCCAGAAACTAAGAAAATAAAGATTGATTAATAGTCAATCATGGTTATGTTAAACCCCGCTAGATTAAAAATAGCGGGGTTTTTTAATATTCAAATATTTATATATATGATAAAATTTAAACACTTGGTGATACTTAGCTCTTTATTGATTGCCGGATGTGCTGCGTATTTTAGTGTATACGGAATTGGTATGTTGTTTTCAGGCGCAACTATTGCTGCTATGATAATGGCATCTTCTTTGGAACTAGGCAAATTGGTGACAACATCTTGGTTATTTAGATATTGGAATAAAGCCAACATATTAATGCGTGTATACATGATTTTTGCTGTGTTTGCATTGATGGGTATAACATCATTGGGTATTTTTGGATTTTTGACATCTGCGTTTCAAAAATCATCATTAGAAAACGAAGTGTCTATATCTAAGATTTCTGCATTTGAAATACAAAAAGTCGAGGAAAGTAAGAAGATAGAATCTACAAAGACATCTATAAGTAATCTATTTAAGTTAAGAAGTTCGCAAGAGTCCAGATTATCAGAAACTTTAACTAATGTAGTTATTGCCAGAAACCCAATTCAGTTTCAAAATATACAAAATCAAATCAACGATCAGATTGGAGATATAAATAAACAAATGGAGGCTGAAAACGAAAAGTTAAAAGTCTCCGGTGATAAGATTTCCAAGTTGGATGATAGTATATTTAAATTGAAAATTGAGAATAGTCAGAAAAAAGATTTAACTACATTTAAATTTGTTGCTGACGAATTCAACACAACTATTCAAAAAGTTGCTAAATGGTTCATAATTGTATTGATTGTAGTCTTTGATCCACTAGCAATTATATTGTTGTTGGCATATAACATTTCTTCTAATAGAACATATGAAGAAGATAAAACTGATTATGAAATCTATAAGAATGATAAAAAGGCTGAAGAAAAACCTGTAGAATCACCTGTTCCATCCGAAAAATCAGAACCACAGATTATAGAAAAGATTGTTGAGGTAGAAAAGCCTGTGGAAAAGATTGTTGAGAAAATAGTAGAAGTTGAAAAGCCTGTAGAAAAAATAGTTGAAAAAATTGTTGAGGTAGAAAAGCCTGTTGAAAAAGTTATAAAACAAAAAGTACCAGGTGTTAGAGGAATGTTTAGTAGTTTTTAAATAAAAAAATTAATTTTCTCAAATCGTAATATATATTTTATACTTGAGGATAGAATTCAATATATATGAACGAAGAAGAATTGCAAGAGCTATACAGACTAATCAAGTATAGCTACGAAAATACTGATTGGAACTCCGTTAAAGAATCGTTAGATTACATAGCAGAATTTATTGATGTGTCTGATGATATAGTGGAATAACCGAATGATATACTTTTTAATATTTGTTTTACTAATTTCGTTAGTGACCAACATTTTTTTGTTCATCTCGTTGCGCCGTGCATTTTTTACGATAGACATACTTGAAGCATGGTTGGTTGACTTTAAAGGATTAGTAAATAATGTATACAAAAAGTTGAAGGATGTTGATAATCGTGGTATCTTTGAAAAAGATGACGATGTTGGATTTATGTTTTCTGACATCGTTAATATTATAAAGATAACCAACGAAAGGATAAATGATGAGTCCAGTAATCCAGCCAACATTGATGAAAAAACCAACGAAAATTAAGAAGAAGCTTGTTAAAACAACAAGTAAATCTAAAGTCACTAAGGCTTCTAAGAAGCCAGAAATTTCTATTTCAGTTGTACTGAAGAAAGATATCAAGAAAAAGAAAGTACTTAATAGTAAAAAAGAAAAAACACCAAAGTTTAAAAAAACATCAGAGATAGTTGTTCCTAGATCTAATGTTGTTCCAAAAGCTGAAATTGATCCCAATGAATCGGATGAAATCACATTGGTTGATGAAAATGAACCAAAGAAAAGAAGACGCGGTAGAAACAAAAAAGAAAAGATTTATTTCAGTAAGGCTACTGAAGAAGCTATTGTTAAATATAATGAAGAGGAAGATATTCATATACGAAACAATATTTATGAAACAAAAATCAAGTATAGTTTTGAAAAGTTAGTTGAGAATATTTTTAACACGTTTAAATTCACTTATTTTGATAATAGTCCATTGGAAATTCAAAAAGAAACAGTATCACATTTAGTTTCAAATATTCATAAATTCCAATCAGGTAAAGGTAAAGCATTTAGCTATTTCAGTATTGTTGCTAAGAATTACTTGATATTCCACAACAATACAAATTATAAACGATTCAATCAACACGTAGATATTTCCGAAACTCCTGGTGAATCATCTGTATGTTTGCAAACTGAAGATGCCCATCATAAGAATGTTCAAACACAAGAATTGATGAAATTGCTCGTGGATTATTGGGAAAAGAATATTCGTAAGATTTTCAATAAAGAAAAAGATTTGAATATCGCATATGCCGTTATAGAGTTATTTAGAGGATGTGATAGATTGGAAACATTTAACAAAAAAACATTATATCTTTATATTAGAGAAATTAGTGGATGTAAAACACAACAAGTCACTAAGGTTATTAATAAGATGAAAAACTATCAAAACTTCATAATGCAGAACTATCTAAACCGAGGAGTTATTTAAAAACAATTAAATTAACTAACCACCTAAGAAATTAGGTGGTTTTTTCTATTTATATGATATGGATCTAAATTTTGAGATATACAAGGGAAAATCCTTCTCAGGCCTTTGCAAGGATATTGTAAAGAATTCTGAAAATAAGAAGGATCAAATTGATATAGTGGTTTCTGAACTCAGAGGGTTGATAAAGACTGTTAACGACGCTGTTATTATTGTACCTCTTATTAAAGACTACTTTGATGTGGGTGTTAAGAATGATGAACAACTTATCAAAATAGCGGCGGTTGTACAAAGAATGGTTGCAAAGACCGAAAATACACCCGATGGATTACAAACATTGATCTCTGAAGAAGAACGTAAACAATTGATGGATGAAGTAGTAAAGATAAGTAAAACCACCGAATAAAATGAGTAGCTCTACCAATGTAATGAATATTGTTAGGAACCTTAGCCAACCGGCTAAATCCACAGATCCAGCAAATATTCTTTCAGCAAATCCAAACTTTCAATTAGCCGTTGTAGTTGATATTATACTGGATGAAAATCATCCATATATGGGTAAGAATCAAAACGATCCTAACGCATATCCAGCACCAACAATAAAATATCAACAAATACCAGTAAATTACAACACAAACGTTCCAACTCCATCAGATGTTGATTATAGCTATATTGGTAGAGCAAAAATAAGAATACTAAGTTTAGAAAAACAAACCGCTGTTGAAAAATTACCATGGGCCATTCCATTGGATACCACAATAACACAATATCCTCTGATAAATGAACAAGTAATGGTATTAAAGATCGGTGATAGTTATTTTTATACCAAACCACTAAGTAAGTTTAATTTCGTTGGAACGAATGGAGATTTTGTAACTGAAAAGTCTGCAAGTGATACATCAAATAGTGCAATTCCATATTTAAAACCTACAAACAAAGAAAGTTATATTTCACACCCGGCGTTTACTAGTGTGAATCAAACTGGATTTTTTGGAAACTATTTTATTGTCAATCCTTATATTAGATCCGTTAAAAAATATGAGGGTGATACAGCAATAGAAAGTAGATTTGGGCAATCAATTCGATTTAGTGCTTACGACGACAATAGATTAATTGATAAGAATATTACAGATTCGTCTTACATTCTAGATAAAAATTTATTTAAAAAATCATCTGCGGGTGGATATGGTAACCCAAAAATTACTATTAGAAATAGACAGAGAAATATTTCTAGAGATGTAGATCAATTTGTACATCCAAAGTTACCAAAGATATCAAAAATCAATGGTCAAGAAAAAAATTATGGTGGACAAATTGATGAAGATATAAATCACGATGGTAGCACTATTGAAATATCTAGTGGTGCAACGCAATCCAAATGGAAAACTACAATATATAAAAGTATATTTGGTGTATCTGCAGATAACGAACCAACCGAGGAACAAACCAAATTCAATCCCGATAATTCTACAAAATTTGTAATGCCTGTTCTGACTGGTGACCAAATTGTTATAAACACAGATCGATTGGTGTTGAGTAGTAGATTTGCAGAAACTCTACATTTTAGTAAACAACGTTATGCGGTTGTTACTGATAATGAATATTCAGTCGATGCCAACGATCAGGTCGTAATAACAACAAATCGATTGACATGTTTAAACTCACCACAAATATTTCTCGGACAATATGGAGAAACCAACGAACCAGCGATGTTAGGTCAGACTACGGTTGATTGGTTATATGATTTATGCAATTGGTTATTAGATCACGTTCACTGGTATCATCACGTACATCCACATCCACATGGACATCAAGATGCCGGTGCTATAAATCAACAAAATACAATGGATGCACAACCAAATCAAACTCAAATTCCAGTACAACAAATAACCTTAAAATTGTTGAGAGATAACTTACACAAAACTTTGAGTAGAAGAGTATTTTTGACAGGCGGAGGTTATGCTCCGGGAAGTAATGGTGTAAAGCCACCAGGCAGTGGTGCTGAATGTCGTGATCCAGTTAAGATTAATACCGTAACTGGTGAAGGTGTTGTGGGTGATTTCAAAGGTAGAAATCGTCGAGAAGGTCCGGTACAAATTGAATTTGAATTTCAAGATTAATTATGAGCGAGTATTATATAGCCTATGAAGAAAGTGTGCCATGGAATGGTACCGTTTTTAATGCTAACGATTATAGAAGAGCTATAAACTCATTCTATTCAAAAGTTGATCTTGTACAACCAAATGCGATAGTAGAGGATGGTGCTCCAACGCCAAATATTTCTGTAAAAAATTTGTCTCCAGACGCAAATTTTCCTAATGAATTGAATTTTAGTTTAAGTGGAAAATTTTCAACATCAAAACGTGATCAATTAACCGGAAATTATTTAGCAAATGTTACTTTAAGTGGAGACGTTAAGATTCCAAGACAATCATCTAGTGGAAAAATACTGAAAGCTATAATAGCATCCGATTTTAAAACTACGACTGCTGTTGGAAAGACTCCCGGTGAAGCTTTCAATAATGCTTTTAAACAACTAAGAGAATCTTTGTTACAAACTTTAGCCGATCAAGTTGGTGGTTCCGGTCAGGGAATTAAAGTGGAACGTCAAGATCCATTTACTGATCCTGAACCAGCATTACCAGGCCCACCAACGCAGGCAATATCTGGAGTAACTAATAAAGCTCCGGTCGTTGATAATCCAAACATAAAACTGCCAACACAAGAAGTTAAACAATTGGACGCAGCTGCAGCTCAAACAACAGTTCAGTCATCTGTATCCAAAGCACAAACATCAGTTGGAAATGTTACAAGTCAAGTTCAAAGTACAGCGTCTGGAACAATTGGTCAAGTTCAAAGTGCAGCTAGTAATGCAACCAGTCAAGTTCAAAGTACTGCGGGGGGAGCTGTAAATCAAGCACAAGGATCTATATCTAATGCAACATCTCAAGTTGAATCCGCATCTACAGCTTTAAATGGATTAACCGGTGGTTTATTGGGTGGAGCTGCTGGTGCTGGTATAGGAGCTTTGGCCGGCGGTGGTAAAGGTGCATTGATCGGCGGATTGTCAGGCGCAGCATTAGGTGGTGTGGTTGGCAGTCTAAAGTCTAAAACCGATGGATTGGGTAAAGACTGGAATCCAGACAAATTCAATCCAACATCGATTGCTGGAAACGACAAAGTTATTGATCCAAAAACTGGACAAATAACATCTACACAAGCTATAGCTAAAGCCGATGCTGCTAAAAAGGCTTTAGGAGTTGGTTTGTTGGGTGGAGCTGTTGGTGCTGGTATTGGTGCTCTGGCTGGTGGAGGCAAAGGTGCATTGATTGGTGGTTTAGGAGGAGCTGCCGTGGGTACAGGATTGTCACTAGGAGGTGTAACTGGAGGGGCTTTAGCAGGAACTGGTCTTGGTGCTGGTATTGGTGCTCTGGCTGGTGGTGGTAAAGGTGCAATAATAGGAGGAGTTGCTGGTGGGGCTTTGGGTGCTGCAGCTGCGAAGTTATCGTCGATTAAAAATGGTGTTCCAAAACCAAAAATACCTAAACCACCAAGTCAGCCAAGAATTAAAACGGTTAAGATAAAAAAACCAAAGGACTATACTGGGGATATAAATGTTCCATCCTCGGTCGATTTTCAAAAAGAAGCTATGTCGTTGCCAAATGTAGGCACTGAACAATTATCAAATATTAATCAAAATCTGTCTGGTCTAGTATAATTATATATATAAGCATATGAAAAGTGATGTCTTAAAAGAAGTAATCAAGAAAATAGTACAACAAGAAGTAAAATCCATTCTTAAGAAGGAATTGAGATCCTGCTTAGCTGAAATAATTCTATCAGAAGATTCCAGAAAAAGTAAGGTAAAGGAAACGTCTACCATCAAAATGGAAGAAATTCTTGAGGAATCTGTAGAAGAAGAAGTTGTTCCACAACCTCCAAAGAAGTTTGTTAGATATACAAGCAACGATGTGTTGAATCAGATCTTGAACGAAACAAAGGGTGGAGTTCCAAGAGAAGGTCAATATGTTGGTTTATCCGAAGGATTTTCAAATATAGGTGGGGATAATTCGATAATCAATGAAGCTGTTGCTCCTGTAAAAGCTCCTGAAAATGCACCCGCCGAAGTAAAGGGAGTTTATCAAGCTATGACCAGAGACTATTCAAAGTTGATGAAAGCTATAGATAAGAAGAGAAACAAGGTTTAATACATGGCTAAAAAAGCGTTAGGTTTAAAATTACCAATTACTCTGGGTCAAGATGGATACTTTCAGACCAATTCTTTGACTGCGGATCAATTGTCTTCAAATATTCAAAACCTATTGTTGACCAAACCAGGCGAAAGACGATTCAATAATGCATTTGGTTCAAGCTTATATGGATTATTGTTTCAAATGACCGACTTGGATGTATCAAAAGAAATCATTGTGGATGCGGTTCAACGTGATGTTGATAAATTTGTTAATGGTGTGATTGTAAATGATGTAAAAGTTCAATTATCTAATGAACAAAATTTCACTGGAACAATTAATAATGATAAGAATAAGATATTTATAAGCGTCGTATTTACTTATAATAATACGACCGCAACGACGGATGTAGCAATTTCAAACCCTAGAATCTGATGTCAGAAATAATTAACAAAACGTTTAGAACAAACACAAAGGATGTTAACTATGTGAATAGGGATTTCACATCTTTAAAACAACAACTTATTGACTTCACCAAGCAGTATTATCCGTTGTCATATAGAGATTTTAGTGAAAGTTCTCCAGGTCAGATTTTTATTGAACAAGCCGCATATGTTGGTGATGTATTATCATATTATACAGATCAACAATTTTTAGAAAGTTTTATCCAATTTGCTGTTGATCGTAGAAACATTATTAACTTGGCTAAATTCCTCGGTTATAAGCCAAAGGTGTCATCTGCATCATCAACCGATGTTGATATATTTCAATTAATACCTTCTATACAAACAACCAATAACGAATATATACCAGATGAACGTTATGCGTTGATATTAAGACCATTTACTCAACTATCAAGCATAAGTGGGGTCAATTTTATAGTTGAAGAAAGTGTAGATTTTACACAAGACACATTATTCTCACCAAGAGAGATTAGTGTATTCAATAGAGATGCAACTGGCGCACCACAATTCTTCTTACTTAAGAAATCAACCAAAGCTTATTCCGGCACCATCGTAACTAAACAAGTAAGTGTTAATGCAGCTACTCCATTTTTGTCGATTAAGTTGGATGAAACAAATGTATTGAAAGTTGTTAGTGTGGTTGATAGCAATAATAACAACTATTACGAAGTTGACTATCTAGCACAAGATACAATTCCACTAAAAGTTGATAATGTTCCACTTACAAATCAAACATTGTCAAAGTATAGAGGCGAAACTCCAAAAATTCTTAAATACTTAAGAACTGAAAAAAGATTCGTAACAACAATCGACGAGAATAATTTTACATATATTCAATTTGGTGCAAATACTGAGAATTTTGAAAACACGATTGTAGTTCCAAATCCAACAAATGTTGGCGTTGCATTATCTAATCTTAAGAATCTAAATATTAGCTTAGATGGTACAAATGTACTAAAGAGCAATTCTTATGGTGTGTCTCCTTCCAACACAACATTAACAATCACATATATAATCGGTGGTGGTGTTAATTCAAATGTAAATTCAGGTGATATAAGTAAAATATCAGCAACATCTTTTCAAAATGACACAACTGGTTTGACTGATAGTGAAATATCATTGTTGAACAACATTAAAAACTCTTTGAGAGTAAATAACAATGAAGCTTCAACTGGTGGAGATGATGCAGAATCGGATGAAGAAATCAGACAAAATGCTATTCTGAACTTTTCTTCTCAAAACAGAATGGTTACTCAAGATGACTTTTTGTTAAGAGTATATGCTCTTCCTCCAGATTTGGGAAACATAGCCAAAGCTTATGTTCAAAGTAACCTAACACAACAAGTTACATACAATGGATTAGTTTCTGGTATAACAACCATTGATAATAATCTAAATGTCGATTTAAATCCAATTAATCCATTGGATAGAAGAAAGTTTTTGGAATCAAATAATCCATTTACAAACAATTTATACTTATTGGGTTATGATGCAAATAAAAATTTGACAACGATCAATCAAGCTACACTTCAAAACTTGATTACTTACGTAAAAAATTATAGAATATTAACCGATAAGATCAATATAATTGATGGATTTATAGTCAACATCGGTGTGGAATTCAAAATATCAGTATTCCAAGGATTTAATAAACGTGATGTTTTAAATAATTGTATTCAATCTGTTAAATCATTTTTTGAAATTGATAAGTGGAGTTTCAATCAACCAATCAATCTCAGTCAATTAAATTTTGAAATTATGAAGGTTGAAGGAGTCCAATCTGTTACTGATATTAAGGTAAAAAATTTAACCATTGATGATGGCAATTATTCTCCAGTTGCTTATAACATCAGTATCGCCACTCAAAACAATATTGTGTATCCTTCAAAAGATCCATCAGTATTTGAGGTTAAATATCCAAACTCTGACATAAAAGGATTGGTAGTCTAATATGCATAAATTTATATATCCAGCTAAAGATACATACATCAACAACTCATCAACCTTTGAAGATAAAAACTTTGGAATTGATGAGATATTGGAAATTTATGCATCCAACAAAGGATCTGAGACGATCTTCACCACACCAAATTGGCACGCCGCTCCACAAACTACATCTTCTTATGGAAATGAAGGTTGGTTAGCATATAACACAAGTTCTCTTTTTATATACTCTGGTAGTACATGGAGAAAGTTCAGTCTTACATCCGATACAATCTCAGGCACCAGCTTCATTGCAAATTTCTCAGGAAGATTGAGTAACGTAACTGCCTCTACAAGAAAGAGATTGTTTGTGTCTGGATCAGCAGGATATACATCTGGTTCATTCAGTGGAAGTTTCAACTTTGTAAACAATAATTTTTATGCAAATGGTCGCTGGACCACTGGAAGTTTTTCTGGATCAATAAAAACAGGAGCAACATTTACCAGACTAAACGTTGGTCCAAGAAACTATACAATATCCCCACTTACCGCATCTGTTACTGGAACAGGAAGTTTCAAGAATCTAATTGGCACAATTGTGGGTAGATCAAATACAGGTTTACCATGTTGTACTGGATTTTATAGACCAGTACGTGCATTTTTAAGTGGATCATTCACTGGAAGTTTTTCATCATCCAATTTCAATGGATATATACAGACCGTGACAGCATCACGTTTGTATAGAGCCGATGTTACTAATTTTACAGGATACTTTGATGGAAAATATACTGGTACGTTTACAAGACCATCTACCGCTACATATTTATTGTATCCAGAATTTTCAAGAACCATAATTAAGTTTGATTTAACCGAGTTAAGTCAATCTATTGCAAGTGGACAAATTTCAAGTTCTTATATGAAATTTTCATTGAACTTGAAGGCTGCTGGTGCTAGAAATCTTCCACTAGACTATAAGATTTACGCATATCCGTTAAGTGCAAGTTGGGAAAATGGTAATGGTAGATATGCCAATGGTGGTAGTGAGATGGGAGCTAGTTGGGATTATAGAAATTATTCTGGTAGCGGATTGTGGTATCGTAATTTGCAAACCCGCAGTTATCAACAGGTTGATTACTTACTAACCTCATCTTATGCCACTGCAAGTTTTAAAAATCAAGGTGGAACTTGGTATTATAACGTTCCATCAACATATACCAACAAACGTAATTGGATTTGTAGTTCATCTTTCTTCCCAGGATTAAGAAATTCAAGACTGATTGCCAGCCAATCTTTCTCATATGGATCACAAAGTGATATAAACATGGATATAACCACGATGGTAAGATCTTGGTTGTGTGGATGTGTTCCAAATAATGGATTAATATTGTTAACCTCGTTTGAATTGAGCACACCTCCATTGGATTATACTGATGGTCTATTACAATTCTTCAGTAAAGAATCTAACACTATATACTCTCCATATTTGGATGTAGCTTGGGAGGATGTAGTCTTTAAAACTGGTAGTTTAGCTCCTCTCAGTGGGTCTACAGATAATTTGATTAATCTTCAGTATTTGAAGGACGCTTACAAAGCTGGTAGTATTCCAAAGGTATTTGTATTTGGTAGAGATAAGTATCCATTAAAAACATTTAATAAAGCTTATCAACAACCAGTCATGGTTACTCCTAAGTACTTACCACGAACATCCTACTATATGATTAAGGATGCGGAATCTGAAGAAGTATTAGTAGATTTTGATAGATATACAAAGTTGAGTTGTGATGCAACCAAAGGAAATTACTTTGTAATAGATACAACAGGACTACCACAAGAAAGATATTTCAAAATACTTATTAAGGTAGAATATAGTGATGGTACCGTTGATATTGCGGATACTGGCAAAATATTCAAGATAGTAAGATGATATGGCAAATATACCATTAGTTTATAATGTATCTTTGGTTGATGTCCAAAAGTTCAGAGACTTTGGTACATTCTCTAATAATTTCGATGACTTCGGAAATCTACGTCAAGTTTATTCAGTTACACAATCTGTAAGTGGTAGTTTGAATTATGTAAATTTACCACTTAAAGTATTTGTGTACAATGAATCTAAAATTGTGGATACCAATCCAACTTCTTTTACAGAACTACAAACTGAGGAATCTGTTGACAATAGAAATATTGATCAAGTTCTTGAAGAATATAATAAATCTATTGCTGAAAATCGTATTCTGAATGAAACTATCAATCAATTGGTTGAGAAGTATGAAACCAATGATGATAAACAGGTAATTGCGTCAATGAAGAATGAAATTATCAAACTTAGAATTGAATTGGGTCAGGGTAATGTACCTTCGGATTTTAGCGACGACTACCCATTCTTACCAATAATTTAATATGCCTTATAATTACCTAACAATAAATGAAAGTGGACTAAATTCTGGTTTGGTAAGTGCTTCTTATTTTGATGTAGAATTACAATCATTGTATGAACAACAATATAGCACGAATGAAATATTCTTTGGAGATTCGGATGATGATCTTATAGAGCTTAGTTTGTATAATTCAGGTCAAGAACCTTTAACTTTTAATAGAGTGGTACCTAGTGTTACTTATAGTGTAATTCAAGGTGATTATTTGGACATTAATGGCCAATCTAAAAATTATAGAGTATTAAATCCAAATACTAATATAACTAGATTTGGTGATAATATACTTTTACATCCACAATTTGATTTAAAGTTCAATCAGGTAAGTCCTGGTTTGTACTATTTGTTGTACAATCCAACCAGAAATGTGGCTGGTAATTCTATAAATAAATTAGTAATCAAGGAAATATCTCCTAGTAGAACTGAGTTGAGACTTTCGTTTGCTTTTAATCAAAACTCAAGTGCATCTAATAGATTGTCAGCGATTAAGATTACATCATTTGCTGATAAAAAATATTTGTTTTTACAACTAGAGGATAATTTAATCAATATAATTGATAACAATCCTATATCTCAGAATTTTTTCAGTGAAAAACAAAATTTAAATGTAATAAAAATCTGTCAGAATTTAGGTTTTAAAAATGAAGCTGATTTAACACAATTTATAATTGATTCATATGTTGGATTTGACCGAGTTTTAGTATTGAATAGAACTGAAAACTCTGATGTTCTTTCCTATCAATCTGTTAAGTTTACAGGTATTGCACAACAATTAAAGAATTTCATATATCAATACAACGATACAGAATTTTCTGCGGATGAAATTCAACTTGCGTTCAAAACCATTGTAACTAAAGTATCTCAAGATAGAATTGTACAAAAAACATCGTTGAATGCGGTTGATCTACAAGATGCTATTAATTTATTTGTACAGATAATATACACCGACTGGTTACAACCTCAAACCAACACACTTCTTGCAAATTATAGTGAACGATTCTTTGGTTTATACAAAAATGCATTAAATTTTGATAACGGAAATCTTGTAAAAATCTTAAGTCATACAAGTTACTACAATGCAATTGATGGGGTTGATAATGTTCAAGTAAAATTAGATGCTCCACTTCCAACTGAGTATAATATTAAATCAACTTGTTGGATATCAAATATTTCAATCGCTCCACTTTATTTCAAAGTTAATATATACGCCGACAGTGTATCTAGAAAAGTATATTTAAATGGAGTTAATTTTTCAGTACAAGTACCAACTATAAGTCCTACAAATGATAGATTTGCAGATTTAGATAAAAATACAATATTCTATGCACAATCGAAGTTAAAGGAAAAAGTAAATGATTTGTTAATTAACTACGATAACTTTGATAATTTTATAAATTATTCATCGGCAGAACTTAGATCTAAGATAGCAAAGAATAAGATTAGTCAGTATAGCAGTTATGATACATCAAAAGAACAAATTAGTCAACAAGCGGATTCTGCTAATACTGCTATATCATCATCTTTGTCTGAAAAGTTTGATTCGATCACACAAAATCAAATCGATTTGTTAAACACATTTGATGAGTATGAATCATATTTGTTCTTTAATACATCCAGTATAGATGATAAAATACAAGATGGTGTTTCATATGACAGAGACAACTATGATAGTTTATTGAACCAGTTGCCTGAGTATTTAAAGAATGACCCACAATCTGAAGACTATATAAAGTTTACATCAATGGTTGGCCACTTCTTTGATAATATATTGGTTTATATCAAGAAGTTTCCTAGAGCGTATCCAATCAATTATAATGATAACAATGATTATCCAAAGAATTATATAGAAGAGTTGTTAAATTCATTTAATTGGAATGTTGACAATGTTAAATTTGAAAAAAGTGATATAACTCAACTATTATTTAATGCATCAGAATATACAGGATCTTTATCTTCATCATATTTTGATTATGCTAAATCTATACTCAATAGATTTGCAAATAATATGAGTGGGATATATAAGACCAAGGGTACTTCTACCTCATATGAATTGGTGAGAAGTATTTTTGGTGTATCAGCTGATTTGATACAACCAGTTGAATATGGAAGTAGTGATGTTTTAGTAAATAGACAAGTGTTCTACGATTTTGATGATATCGTGTACATGTCCAAGTTTACAAACAATGAATATATAAAATTCAATTATACAGGCAGTGAATTTACACTACAATCCAGTGGATTACCATATTCTCAGAGTGCGACTCCAGGCACTGGCATTACACAATCATTTAGAGAAGTATTCACAGGATTGTCTGCGTTAGAGTGTTCTTTTAGATTCAAGAGTAACAACTATGAATATTTGGATAGAATTCCATTAATTAAGAAGTATAGAAATAACAAAGTAGATTGGGAAATTTATATTAAGAAAGCCACACAACAAGTTAGTGGTCAGTTAATATTTAATTTTCAACCACAAGGAACTGATTCAAATTCCATCGTACTTCAAGAACTTCCATTGTTGAATGGTGATGTTTATACAATCTTGTTGACTAGAGATATTGCTCCTGGCGTGTTTGATACTCCAAGTACAACTATAAATCAATATCCACTTACACAATCTGTAACATCATCTGCTGCCAATAAATTTGCTCCATATGTTTACACGTTGGCTATTAATCAGTATTATGGAAGTCAATTAAATTTTACCGCTAAGAAAAATTCAACTATTTTATACGATCACAATAGATATTTTTCAAGTGGTAGTTATCACGTTGGTAACTTTTCATCATCTGTAAAGTTTATTGGTAACATTGATAAAGTTAAAGTTTATTTGGATCCGGTGTCAGCTGATAATTTTGACGAACATTCTTATAATATTAATTCATTTGCGATTGATGATAAAGAAAGAGAGTATAAAAACGCACGTTATGTTTGGAGTTTTGATACTCCGGTGAGTTTGTACGCATCAACACCAATTAAGTTGATACCAAATCAAAACTTATATTACAATGATAATTTTCAAGCTGTTAATTTCCCAGCTCAAATTGAAACATTACCTTATCCAATTTGTAAACCAATGGAAGTTACTAAGTTTCCATATCAATTTGAGAAGTTATCTTTGAAACAATCAATTAACTCAAATAAATTTGGGCCAAATTATAGAAATAATAGTAAGATAAATAAGATTGATATGATACTAGATACAAATTTAGTACCATCTGAACAATCCTCATACACAGAAGATGTAATTGGTGCCGATTCAAATTTGGTTGGATATTATATTTCTCCGTATCAATATTTGAATACAAAGATTGAAGATTTCTTGGGTAAAGAAGGTATTACAGATGTAATTGGAAATCCAGCTTATTTGACTAAACAAAGTTATCCAGAATTGAAAACACTTCAAGCTGAATTTGCTAAGTTAAATGAAAAGTATGTGTATCCACAGGAATTTTTGAGTACTTATAAGTTTTATATTGATTTTTCAATCTTTGACTTTATAAAGAAGTTGACTCCTCAAAGAGCTACATTAAAACGAGGTATATTGTTAGAACCTTCTATATTTGAAAGACAAAAATTCAATTATAGAAATGTGGATGTAACTGCTTTGGATCCAGATAATCCACTTGCATCTTCATCAAGTTTAATCACGTTTAATAATTATGCTACATTTACGTCTAGTTTGATTAATACAAATGATACGTCAAGCTATGGTATTGTAACACTATTTGAAACAAATGATATTGATACAGATAAAGATCAGTATAATTATTCAATGTTTGAAATCAAACCATCATATGATGTAAGAGATTTCGTATATAGCAAATATGGTAAGGATATTGGTATTGATAACAACGGAGCATATATTAGAGATTTGCCTAAGGTCAGTCAAAATAGTTACTACTTGATGACCAATAACAAGCTTCCAAGTGTAGTTGGATTTACATCTAGTTACTTTGAAGTTCAAATCGCCGGATCTGGGTCTGTAACTGGAAGTAGATTTTATAGAGATTTATACAAGGGTGACATGAATTCAGGTTATTCTAAGAGACACTTGAGTAAGTTTGTATTTGCTGGTTCAAGAAATAGATATCGTGCCGTGAGTGGTTCTATAACCAGAATCACGAATGGTGTAAAATTAGATAAAAGCAGAGGTTCTTTAACATATTACCCATTTACCAAAGGTAAAAATGATTATACCAGAACCGTCAACCGAAACGGACTACCAAATGGATCATTACCAGTAATTTCTATTCCTGGATTCTTGTCTATGGAAGTTACAAGTAGTACATTCCCTAAATATGGTACATTAACTGGATCTGTTGGTAAACCTAAATCAATATTTGTACAATTGCCAATAACCGCATCTATATATACCAGCGCAAGCTTGGATATGTACATAATGAATTTATAATTACAAATTTCGATAAAAAAACAAAACTTAGAGATAATTATTATATATGGCATATTTAGACAACAACGTTCTTACGGTAAACGCGATACTTACTAAGAAGGGTAGAGAAATCCTAGCAAAAACCGGTGGTTTAAACATCACTGCATTTGCTTTAGCTGATGATGAAATCGACTATACTCAATTCAACCCAAATCATCCACTTGGTAGCGCATACTATGATATAGCTATTCGTAATACACCTGTGATGGAACCAATTACCGATGAGTCTCAATTGATGAAATATAAGTTGGTAACATTGAATGATGGTGTAACTGCGGTGCCTACAATCAATTTGAACATTTCTTCTATAAACGTACCAAGAGATTTTACTGGAGAAATATTGTTGAGTCCAAGTACTAATCCAACTTACAACGTAACATTGGGTTATACCGCAATATTATCAAATAAGAACGTAGGCACGTTGGTTGTAACTGAAACTAATAGTATCAATTCTTCTACAGCAACTATCCCAACATTTGCTGGCGATTTGGCATCCAATACTTCACAGGCTGTAGTTGGTAATAAGTTTAGATTTATTCCAAACGCTTCTCTAGCAAAGACTACCACAACAAACATTACAATCATTGGTAATGAAAGTGGTGGTAATACCGCAATCAACGTTACCGTAACAGTACCAACAACTTAATAAATTATGATATTTAGTCAATTCACAAAAGATGACATCGTAGCGGGTAGAATTAACCAAGTTTCATCTGGATTATTTGGATCTGGGGATTTGCAGGTTAGTCAATCTCTTTTTACAACATCATCTACACAGGGTCGTCAATTGACCGGATCATCACCTTATGATGTTAAGAATGGTCAATACTACCTGGATGTTTATTATAGCAGTGAACAATATTTTGCAGTCGCATATGGCGACTATGCAAATACAGGTAGTTCACAATATGATAGTCCTAACTATTCTGTGCCTGTATTGACCAATGAAACAAAGGTCATTTATACACAATACAAGAATACATTGCTACAACCAGGCGATACACTATTTAGTTTTGCTTCTGGTAGTGTAGATAATCCAGTTGATAGTGAAGCACTATTTGCAGTTAACTTTTCAGCCGATAAGTTTAAAGATCAAGTTGACCCAGGTCAAATTCAATTAAATTTAAGCGGTGCAAATGGAATTTATTCTTTCATCGATGATTCACAAGTTGTCAATAAGTCTCTTAGTGTATATAATATAATTTCAGGTTCTATCATCAATGGTGTACCAACTCCATATTTAAAGTCTGGTACTGTACAATATGAAGGAATTGGTTTGTTTTATCCAACAAATGGCGTAGTTGTTTTAAATGCCATAAATTTACAAAAACGTGTAGGAATTAATTCTCAAATTGCAAATAGAGCAGGTTTTCCAAATTCAACATCTACAAACGTAGATGGTCACTGGAGAGTATGGACAAGAGACTTTTTTAAGGCACTAAAAGGAACAAGCAAATTGATGAGTGTACGAAAGAGTGAATTTGTTCCATCCACAAATTATTTCGTTCGCGTCAAGAATAAAGAGTTTAATTATAGTAACAACCCAACATTTGTATCAGATGGTACTGATGGACAAACAAAAGGTACAATCATTTATCAAGATTTGATAAATAATCCTCGTACTTATATTACATCCGTTGGCTTATACGATACTAACAACGAACTATTAGCAATTGGTAAGTTGAGTCGTCCAACACAAAAATCGTTTGATAATGAATTGTTGATTAAAGTTAGAATTGACTTTTAATTATCAATAAATCTTCCTATTTATATTAGGATGATTAAATTTTTCAAAAACGAAGACATACTTGTTACTGCATTCTCTGTAGCGTCTACACAGAATGTCAATAACATTGTTACCGATTTGATAGCTGGAAATGATTCAAACGAATATTTTCCAATATTAATATTCAACGACGAGTGTGATTATAATGTATCCGGAAGTTGTGAACCAAACTCTTCCAATCAATCATATTTAGCTGAGTCTCAGTATTCAGGCGTAATTCCAAACTTTGAAATTGGAAAATATATCACATCCAGCGTTGTATTTTATCCAAAAGATAGTGAGTTTTACAATGTAAAAACTAATCCTACAAATTCAGTTGGAACATATCAAGGACAAGTTTATAATACTATCAAACGAATGTATTATAACAATTACAATAATGGATATGATATATTTGGATTTGATGGATATGATACATCAAAGGCTAAATTGAATTTAACAAATGAATTTTCTTTATTTAGTTTTGCATCTTCTCAAGCTGGGGATCGTATCAGACCAGGTTCAGTTCGTATAAATAATCAAAGTGGAGATATAATTGGATATATCGTAGATGATAAAAATTATAACCTCTATTTATCTGGAAGTTACTTCATTAATTATTTCGGTTATAATTCC